ACTGGCGCCTCGCTCGGCGCGAGCCTTGGCGGTCAGGCAGGCGGCGCCATCGCGGGGAACCGCGTCTCTAGGAGCGATGTCGAGGACGAGCTTGAAGACCGCCTTGAAGCCGAGCGGATTGAGCGCATCGCCCGCAGCCGAGGTGTGATGTGAGCAAGATCCGCAACAAGGGCGAGCTCAAGAACATCGCCGACCAAGTCTCAAAGGGCCGTCGCGACAACGAGGCTGCGCGCATCGTGTGGCACCTGTGCTCGTGCTTCCTCGAGGGCAAGCACGAGGTTCGCTACAACAGCAGCTCAAACGAGTTGTGGGCCGGCTTCCCGACCGACCGCGAGAAGTCGCCGGTGGTCAACAAGACCCTGGCCAAGTTCAGGACGGCGAAGGCGGCCCTGCAGGTCGGCATGCCCGGCATCGGGGTCCAGCCGACGCTCGGCGTCTTCGACGACATGACGAAGGCCATGGCCTGCCAGCACTACCTGCAGGCGCAGTGGTCGGCGCAGAAGATGCACATGGTCGTCGGCGAGCTTATCGACCGACTGCTGGCGCACGGCAACGCCGCGCTCTACAGCTACTGGAGCAAGGAGAAGGGCCGCCCCTGCACGGAGATCATCCCGGCCAAGCAGTTGGTCTTTGAGGAAGCGGTCGAGAGCCCGGAAGAGAGCCGGTGGGTCGGCATCATCCGGTACATCCACAAGCGCGAGGCGTACAAGAAGTGGCCTGAGCTCAAAGAAGAGCACCAGCGCCAGTACGAGGACATGGCGGACCCTAGCCTGAGCGGCCTGCGTCAGCTTCCGCCCGACCGTCTGGAGACCTGCTACGTCTTCTGGCGCAACGGCGACTATGCGGTCATCGTCGACGGCATGGTGGTGTCGAGCGGCAACATGGGCTTCAAGGGCGTGCCGCTGTCCTTCATCCGGTTCACCAAGATCCCCGACCGGCTGTGGGGCAAGGGCATCGTCGAGCCGATGATGAACCTGAACCTGCAGTACAACCGGCGTCGCAGCCAGCAGATGGTCAACGGCGACCTGATGGCGAACCCGTTCTGGGCGAACCCCCGGGGCAACGGGCTCAAGAAGAAGGACTTCACGTCGCGGGTTGGCGGGGTGCTTGAGTACAGCATGCACGTCGGCGCGCCCAAGCAGCTCCAGCCGTTGCCCCTGCCGCCACAGGTCGCTGAGGACATCGACCGGCTAGACGCGGAGATGCAGGACGTGGCGGGCATCCACCGGGCGTCGATGGGTGGCCGTGTGCCGGGCGTGAGCTCTGGCCGCGCCTTGCTTGCCCAGGCAGAGCAGGACTCGACGAACCTGTCGCCGGCGATGGAGAACATCGCGGACGGGCTGTCGGATTGGGGCAAGGTCCAGTTGCAACTGGCCAAGCAGAACCTCAAGGAGCAGCGGGCCATCCGTGCGTATGGTTCGACGGGGCGCATCATCCACCGCAAGGTGAGCAGCACCGATTTCTTTGACGACCCGGAGGTTGAGATCGAGGCTTCGACCCTCTTCCGGCGCACAGCCGAGGCGAAGGAGGCGCGGGCCATGGGCCTGCTGCAGGCCGGCCTCGCGGACCCCAAGGAGGTCCGTGCGTCGCTGAGGCTGGACGTGGACCCTCTGCGTCGCACCGAGGCCATGCTGGACTACGTCCACGCCGAGGACATGCTCGAGGCAGCGAAGCTGGTTGGTCCCAAGAGGGTGGAGAACCCGGATGGCTCAGTCACACTGGAACCATCGGACATCGAGACCGTGGAGGTCTTTGCGAACGACAACCTCGAGGCAATCGTCGAGGTCTTCGGTCAGTTCATCAAGACGCCCGAGTACTACGAGCTCGACGCCGAGGCCCAGGACTACATCCGAGACGTGGTCGTCGAGGTCTCGGCCTTCATGGCGAACCCGGCGCCGACGGGCATGCCCTACGGGCAGATTTATCCCAAGCAGGGTGCGTCCGTGGCACCTCAACAGACATCCCCGATGATGCCCAACGCGGGCCCGCGCATGCAGGAGGCCGCGGTCGGCCAGCAGCAGGCCGCCGCGAACATCAGCCGCGACGCTGGCGAGGCAGCCGGCCAGAACATGGGTGGTGGCTATGTGGGTTGATGAGATCGGCGCGCTGTTCCGCGACTACATCGACGAGCCCGACGAGAGCTACATCGACGACGGCTACGTCGCTCGTGCTCTCAAGATCGCGTACCGCGAGTTCCGGCGCCGCGTGGCGTCGCAAGACCCAAACGCCTACGTCACGCGCGCGAGCCTGGGTACGCTGACCGACCGGACCTACGACCTGTCGGACGTGGCGAACCCGGTGGTCATCCTGGGCAGCGGCGCGCTGACGCACCCTCGTCTTGAGCAACTGCTCTCGGTCTACAACACGGCGACCGACGCGACGCATCAGATCGTGCAGGAGCAGGAGGCGCTGTCGCAGGCGCGGTACAACTCCGCCCGGATCGAGTGGTCGTCGGGCAACCCGGTCTTCTTCGACGGGGCGGTCCTGTATTGGGCGTCGGTTCCTGGTGCGGTCTCGATCCGCTACCGCGGGGCTCCCGCTGTAGACTGGTCGAGGTTGACGAGCGGGGACAACGAGTTCGTCGACGACTTCGACGAGTTCCACGACATCATCGCGTTGCTGGCGTGCAAGCAGTACATGGTTCGTGACGGGACACGGAACTTCTCGCTCGACGAGTTGTTCGACAGGCGCATGAAGGACTTTGAGACGGCCATGAGTGGCATGCGGACGGCTGGGCCCATGACGGTGAGCATGGACAGGAACTGGTGACCTGTGGACCTTGAGATCATCAAGTGGCTGGCTGAGGGCGTCTTCCTCATCATCTCGATGGTGGTGGGCTACACCCGGGTCATCACCAGCATGGAGTCTGGCCAGGCGGCCCTCACCAACGAGGTGAAGGCCAGTCGCGAGTTTTTCACGGCTGAGGTCGCCTCGCTCAAGAAGGTGCTCCAGCAGGACATCAACTTCCTCAAGAACAACGCGCAGGAGCGTCACGACGCGATCACCAACGAACTTGCGATCAGCCGCGATTCGCGCGAGAAGTTGTATAACCGCATCCGACAACTGGATGGGGAGCTGCGCGAGCGGCTTGTCCGGCTTGAGACCAAAGCGAGTATCACATGGCATGGCGTAAAAAAGAGCGACTGAGCCCCCACTTCCGAGTCAAGGAGCTCGACCCCGAGCTCTACGCCGCTGAGGACGAAGACCTGCAGCGGTCACTCGTCTTCCTGTGCGAGAACTACCTCGAGCCGCTGCGCGAGCGCATCGCCCGGCACTTCGGCGAGCGTCCAATCTCCATCACGCCGAGTGGCGGTCTCCAGCCGCCCGACGAGTGGCTTGAGGCCCACGACCGCCGTCGGTGGCCGCGGCGCAGGTCGACGAGCCAGCATCGTGGGCAGAAACGGAGCGCGGGCGCTCCGTACTCGCTGGCCGCGGACATTCAGGTTCGCGGGCTGCGGCCCTTCCTGGTCGGCAACCTGATGCTGGACCTGCGCTCGGAGAAGGTGTTCCCCGAGGGTAAGGGCGGCATCGGCTGCTACGAGGACGCGGCTGGCCACGGCTTCTGCCACATCGACAGCCGGCGCCGCGTCTCGACGTGGGACGGCGAAGACGACGAATGGGTCGTCGAGTACGACAAGAAGGCCAAGCGGTTCGTGCGGCGGTCCAGCGATGCCTGAGTGGGCGGTCTGGCTCGGCGCCTCGCTGATTCCCCTGCTTATCGCTGGCGGGGCGTTCTCGGCGTTCTTGGCTGGCTATCCTCTTCTCGACACAGCGTATGGTTGGAGCAAGAAGGCAGACGCCCTGCACCGGGTGCTGGCCGCTCTGGTCATCGTTGCCGTCTGCTGCGCGGTCGGGGCCATCTACGGCTGGCGCAGCGACACCATGGGCAACGACCCTTGGGTCGGGGTCATCCACGGGCTTCTCGGCGCTTGCTTGGCGGTGCCGCTTTGGCCCAAGCTGCGAGCGCGTCTCGACAAGGAGATTGAGACGCGCAACATCGCCCGGTAGGCACCCCGGGCACAGGAGCACACCGTGGTCACCAACAAGCTCGTCGCTACCCCAGCGACTCCGAATGACCTGATGAGCAGGTTTGACATCCCCGAGACCGCGCTCGTGTTGGAGCCGCGCGAGGTCTACGACGCCTGCATCGTCGATGTCACCGCGTCGCCGGAAGACTTGTGGGCCGATCACCGCGACGGCACCACGCCGGTGGTGGTGTACTCGTCCAGCAAGCTGGTCGACGCGTTGATGAAGCACGACGAGGCGTCTCGCGAAGATGTGCTTGAGCACGTTGTCGCGAACATCGAGGGCTCGTGGAACGGGCCGGCGACGTGGGCGGTGAGGTGGGATGATGGGGCCGACTGACCTGACAGCCTGGCTGGCCATCGCCGCCGCGGCCCTGCTCGCGGTGTTCGGTGTCGAGCTCAAGCGTCGGATCAAGACCAAGAAGGCCGACAAGGACTTCGACGCCGCCGTCGAGGCGCAGAGCGAGCCCAGCCGGGTCGAGGCGGAGTTGGCCGCCATCGAGCGCGAGGCGGCCCGCGACCGCGCGGAGGCCGACGCCCGCCACGAGGCCCGGGTCGACAAGGCCGCGGCGAACCTCGCGAAGGCGAGGACCAAGCCCGCGACCGTCGACGAGGCTCTAAACATCATGGAGAGCGAGGGGTGGTGAGGTTTGTTGCCGTAGTCCTGCTGCTGTTGGTGTCGCCGGCGCTCGCCCTGACGCCCGCCGAGCGGCTGGCTCAAGGCGTCGTCCGGTGTAAGGCCGCGCTCGACGCCGAGCGCGCAGAGGCCGAGTCGCTGCGCCTCAAGCTCCGCGACGTTGACGACATCCACGAAGCCTACGTCGACCGGCTCCTTGAGACGCACACTGCTGCGCTCAACGCCGAGCGCCACAAGACGCAGGCGTGGAGGAAGGCGGCGCAGTCGTGCCAAGCTGTGGCCCGGGAGCCGGACCCGCTCTGGCGCAACCCATGGGTGGTTGGCGGCGCCGCCCTGATCGGCGGTTTTGTCTTGGGTTTGAAGGCTCAACAGTGGACCCGGGCCCTTCGCGGCGAGTAGGGTAACGCCGCGGAGGGCCGACGTGGCGATCAAGGACACCGAGATCGAACTCATCCCCGGAGGGATGAACTCCAACCGCCCCAGCAAGGGCGGTTACGCGCTCAACATGCGCGTGAACGATCGTCAGTGGCAGGTCCGCTCTGGCTTCGGCCTGCTCATGCAGGCGGATAGCCGGCTGGCCGCGGGCACGGGTGACGCGGACGGCTACGGCTACGACGAGCTCGTCGCGTCGCACCTGATCAAGACGAAGTGGGGCCGCCTGCAGGCCCTGATGCTGTTCAAGCACCGCGGGTACACGACCGACAGCGGCTACAAGGCAACCGTGGCGTCGCAGCACGTCCTCGTCGTCTGCGACCTGCACGACGGTGCCCGGTGGGAGCAGCCCTTGTTCCGGCATACGTCGGAGTTCGACTACCGCTCCCTCTCCACCATCGACATGGAGCCCCACTACCTGGGCGAGGGCGACTCCATGCTCATCGCGCCGTCGGGCTCGGACTGGTGGTTCGACGACTTCGCGGACACCGTGGTCTTTGGGTCGCGCTCGATGGGGACGTGGTGCTATCGCCCGGCGTCGTTCTCCCTCGACCCTGACCCGCAGGTCGACACATCGCTGCCGTCGCAGGTCCGCCCTCGTCGCGGCGAGCACGCCCCCGTCGCTGCGGTGACCGCGACCATCGGCGCGACCCCGCTGGGCGCCGCCTACCTGCCGTCGGCGTTCTTCCCGCGGGCTCAGGCTGGCGGGCAGTACGCGGGGCGCATGGCCTATGCGTCTGGCCGGGACGTGTTCTTCTCAGAAGAGGGGCTGCCCGGCGCCGTCCGCGCGACGGACTTCATCACCATCGACGCCCCCGACAACATCGTCGCTCTTGCCAACAACGGCTCTGCGTTGGTCATCTGGACGCAGACGCAGACGTGGATGTTCCAAGCAAGCGCGGGCCTGACCTTCTCAAGCGGCACCCTGATCCGTGCCAGCGACCAGGTCGGCTGCTTTGGCCCGCAGGCGTGGGCGAGGACGGACCAAGGGCTGGTGTGGGCCGACCGCAACGGTGTGTGGGGCAGCGACGGCGGGCTCGCTATCAGCGACCTGTCCGACGGCATCGACGTAGCGTTCGACTCACCGGGTCTGTCAAACCCGTGGTCTGTCTACCAGCAGGCCAGCGGCCACGAGACCGCTGCGGAAGCGTCGCCTCGCTCGTACCTGCGGGTCGGTGACGAGACGGCGCCTGTTGTGGCCACCTACGAATCCGACAGCGAGTACTGGTTCTTGTCGCTGCGCGAGCAGCGCGCAGCCCTCGCTCTACACGTTCCTTCCGGCTCGTGGTCGGTGTGGACGCTGGAAACATCCGCCGGTGGTGCTGGCCGGCCCAACCGGGATAGCGCGCTCGAGGCGCCGATGCTCGCCGGCCTCGACGGGCGCCTGTTCGCCTTGGGCGGGATCGAGAACATCGACTACACCGACGCGCCGGTGACCGTCTCGGCCAAGACTTGGAGCGTTCTTGAGTACGGTCGTGGTGGTGGGACCGACCGGTCGAGCGTGCCCGCAGAGACCTCGTTGGCGATGGTGCGCGATTGGTTCTCTGTCGGGTCCGGCAACGACTACTTCGTGTTTGGCAAGCCGGTGCGCGTGCCCGCCGGGTTCAAGACGCCGCAGGCGGGCGCCGCGTCCGGCGAGCTCTTCGTCGTCCCGGTCTACTTCGTCCCCGCTGCGGCCCCGAGCTTGGGCATCGACCGCATCGAGCTCCGGGTGAACATCGACAACAGCGCATGGCTGCCGGTGCTCTACAACGGGACCGAGGTCGACCTGATGCTGCCCCCTGAGCGTTGGCCATCTTACGGCGGCTGGGGCGGCGGCTCTCCGACCGCTGGTGTGTCTGAGGCGCAACTCTACGACAGCGGGTCTGGCGCACCTTCGGCGACGGGAGACCAGCTCCGCCTGTATTGGGATGCTTCTGCAGCCACGACGGCGCACGCGTTCAGCTTCAACTACATGAACCTGCGGCGAGACAACCTCAACCCGATCTGCTTCATCCCCATGGCCCAGCAGGGCTCGTGGGGCCGGCGAGGCATGTTCACTACGGTGAGCGTTGCGCGCACCCGCGACGCGACTTCGTTCACCGATGCGAAGACGTACCTGTGGCGACAGGCAGAGCCGACGCCGCGGGAGGAGAACGAGCGCGAGCAGGCGGTCGATTGGCTGCTGGCCTCTGACGAGACCACGCCGGACGACGCGAACCAAGAGACCGTGAAGGCTCGCACCCTGTGGGTGACCCTCCGCAACCGGGGCAAGGGCACGCCGCTGACCTCGACGTACTACGCGCTGCTCAACGCCGCGGTGTTCAGCGACCGGGCGGGTTGGTCGGCGCAGGTCATGGACCACGGGGCCCGCATCGTCGAGAGCGTCGACAAGCAGTCCTTGCGCGCTCGCGTGAAAGACTCGTCGGGCAACCTGCTTCGCCGCGTGCTCGGCTCAAACTCTGGCCTGCAGTGGGGGTCGACGGCATCAGCGGCCCAAGGCAACTACCTGGTCGACGACGAGCAGCGCGACACGGTCGCCATCAGCTCCGGCGTCAAAGGGCAGCACTTCGTCTGGATGCTGTTCGGGCACATCCGAGAGAAGGCCGAGGGGCTGCGCGTCGAAAGCATGCGCGGCGCCTTCCGGCGCTCTGGCGGTCGTCGCCGCAGGGGGCGCTGATGGCGAACCGCCAGCCATTGTTCAGCGGCGAGCCTTTGCACGCCGCGCGGCCCGCCGACCTCGCTCAGGGCCGCATCGCTCGCCGCTCTGACTTCATCGTCCAGAGGCTGGCGCCTCACATCGTTGGGCCGGGCGACCTTCTGTCGCCCAGGCTCAACAGCGGCGACTCGTGGCTACTGGTCGGCGGGGACTACGGCGAGCAGATGCACCTGCTTCACCCGGACGGGCGGGTCAAGGCGGCGCTCGGCGCCGAGGTGAAGGGGTTGCGGGTGTCGTCGAGAACGAGCGTGTCAGGGCTCAAGGTCAACGGCGACCTGGTCGTCGCCGGCGCTGTGGTGACCCTTGGCGACTGCGTCTTGGGCGGCCCGGTAACCGTCGAGGCCGACGCGACGCTGATCTTGCACGGCGGGACGGTACGCGCTGAGGTGTCGATCGCGAGCGGAGGCAAGGTCCACGCCATCGGCGTGCTGTTTGAGGACGGCGGGTTCATCGACAACGCCGGCCTCGCGGCGAACGCGCACATCATCGGCTGCTCGCGCAAGAGCGGCATCAGCCACGTCAATGTGACCGTGACCGCGGAGACGACCTGATGACCAGCGCATCCCGCCTCGTGACCTCCGTGCAGTTCAGCGATGGCACCACCATCGACGGCGACCGCATCGACACGGCCATGGCCGCTGTGCGTCGGCGCTTCAACGCCCTGCCGCCGGAAGACCTGCAGCGGCGGATGGTGCAGACGCAGTTCGTGGGCGGCTTCATGCCCCAAGACCCGGGCACGGCTTCGTCGTCGCTGCCTTGGATGCGCGTGTTCAACAGCGACCAGCCGGCAGACGTTGTCGGCAACGTGCCGGCTGAGGGTGTGCAGAACCAGTGGCGGCACAAGGCTGCTCGAGCCGAGGGCATCCGGCCCGAGGACTTGGTGTCGCTGGGCAGCGGGACGCAGTACGCGCTGTCGAACGCCCTGCACTTCTCGTCGCCGTCGGTCGTTGTCGGCCTGACAGTATTCCTGACGACCGACAACCTGTTCTTGAACGACTGGCTCATTAGCGGCTCGTCGCTCGAGGACTTCGCGGCGCAGATATACATCGACGACCCGTATCAGGGCGCTGAACGGCACCTCGCGAACCTGCTCGTGACTAGGGCGAAGTTCAGGCTGCTCGGTGAACTTTGGACCGAGCTCTCCGCCGGCACGGGCATCCTAGACTTCGTGCCCAACTTCCCCACCGCGTTGGCGTCGCCCTCCGGCTCAAAGCTGCCCGAGGGGGTGGCGCTCAACATGCAGAACCTGTACCTGCCCATCCCGGCGGGGGCGAACCTGCGCGTCGAGTTGATCATCCCCGAGCATGGCAACTCGAGCTATGGGTGGGAGAAGAACTCCCACGAGGCGTGGCAGAACCAATACTACTCGTGGGCGCTGACCGTGCTCGAGGAGCCGTGGCATGGCTAAGGTCGACCGTCGCCTGCTCTCTCGCGGCATCAAGCTGCTGCGCGAGCACATCACCGACCTGCTCGTCGACGGCGTGAAGGCCGAAATCGACGCGGGGACGGTGGGGCAGGAGAACCTTGAAGAGCCGACGCTGCCCTTCCGGGTGAACTTCTACATCCCGCTGATCGACTCAGCGTTCTTTGAGGCTGCGGACCCGACGTTCTACACCGGCACCCTGCCGTGGTCGGTGGCTAAGGATGAGGTGGCGTGGTTCATGCCCTTCATGCTGCCGCCGCCGCAGTCGCTGTTCTCGTCGACAGGCGTCATCGACAAGGACGACCCGGTCTTCGTGCTCGACGAGGTGCAGTTCTCCTGCGACACCCGGGGCGAGCCCGGGGTCATCGTTGACCAGGTCGGCGGCGCCGCCGGTGCGGGCAAGGTCAACTACGAGGACTTGACGCCATACGACCTGGTCGTGCAACTGCTGCAGAAGCGGCCAATCGTTCTCGATGGGGGGCGCGTGCCGACGCGCGACGTGTTCACCGCGCAGATCAACGGCGCGTCGCTGACGACCCGGCTGGGCCGGCAGAACCCAGCGGTGTTTGGCGGCCTGTCGCGAACGCTGTCTCCGTACTCGACGTACATCCTGGCGATCAAGGCGCCCAACCTCTACAACAGCTCCGGCCCAGTCAGGCGCGGGCTTGTCAACGTGTGCGTGTCGCTCAAGATGCGCTCGACCCGGCAGGGCGCGTTTGAGTCGGGCTCGCAGAACTTCCCGACCAACCACAGCATCACGTCCGACAGCCTGTCGCTGCCGTCGATCTTCGGCGGCACCAACATCGAAGAGTCGGGCCTGCAGGGAGCGATTCACGCGTTCGACGAGTGGGTCCGCGGCAAGATCGGCGGCGGCATGTCGAAGGACGGGCAGACCGACGCACCAGCGCCGCTGGCGGACACGTCTGGCTACCACGTCATCGCGGTTCCGATGTGGAACGGCATGCAGGGCTACGTCGACGCGACTGCTCACGGCTCCGGTGGGCGCAGCAACAGGCTCCCCGTGTGGTCGTCGGGGCCACGCGAAGAGCAGCCGACCTGCGACCGTCGCTTCATCCCCATCGACCGCCCGCTCATCGTCGAGCACGTCCTTGCCGCGGTGTCGATGGTTGCGCCGGCGACCCCGAGTGGAGGGCGCACAGACGGCGGGGCGCACCCAACATCTGCGACGCTGGCCCACGACATCGGCGTGGGCATTGGCACGGGGCTCCGCAGCGACCTCGTCTCGTATGAGCAGGTCGCTCGTCGGCAGTTCACGACCAAGCCCAACGGGTCGATGGTCGTCGACGAGATCAAGTGGCGCGATGGTTCGACCACCATGTGCCAAGACGATGTTGACTGCTACCTGATTGACGTGCCCATCCAGACGGGGGCGGCGTCGGGGACGGGCTGGAACGCTCAGGGCACGCCCTACTACATCGGCAAGGCGGCCTCGACGATGCAGGCCCGGGACAACGTCAACGATGGGTTTGGCGGCAGCCGCTCGCCACGGACGAAGGGCTGCGAGCAGTGGATCGAGGTCCGCTGGAAGATTCAGGACACGGGCGGGTTTGAGACCGCCGCGGGCGCCGCTGACGAAGTCCTCGTCCCAAGCACGGGGCACTTCGTCTACTTGCTCTGCCGTGCTCCTGTTGTTGGCTCTGGCGGCGACCTGCCGCTATAGTCGGCCAAGGAGGCTGGCGTGGTCGAGAAGCTCACCCCATGGGAAGACAAGCAGCGGCTCATCGAAGAGTCGCAGAAGACGCGTACTGGCCTGCAGAACGCTGCTGGCTTGGCGCGCCAAGACCTCATGCAGGCCCGCAACGAGCAGCAGCAGTTGTTCTCCGAGTCCGCGCGTCTCGGTCGCCAGACTCTGCAGTCGCAGGGCTCGCAGGTGCTGGGCCAAGCAGTCGCCTCCGCCCCGCGGACGGGCGCCGGCGCGAAGCTCGGCGCGGGCCTCGAGGCTGGCCGGTCCGTGGCGCAGAACGTCACGAGCCTTGAGTCGTCGCTCGCTGGCCAGCGGGCCGCGGCGGCGATGGGCTACGGCGACGCGATGGCAAAAACCCGGATGCAAGGCGCCGAGCAGCAAGTTGCGGCCCTCCAGCTCATGAAGGAAACCGAGCCACTGTCCGAGGCACATCGGGTGGAACTCACCACGGTCATGCCGGTTGCAACGGAGCACGCCCTCGAGTCGTCTGCGCTTGGTGGTGAGCGAGAGCTTCGCAACTTGGCTGCGTCGACCGCGTCCCCGGCGATCAAGCAGTGGCTGAACACGCTCGCCGACTTCAAGGGGGCTGTGGACCCGGCTCAGTTCGAGGCTCTGCTGCAGCAGAACGGGATGAAGATTGTGCCTCACCCGGATGGGGGCGCGGTTGTTATTGGCCCTGACGGTGCGCCGCTGACCCCCCGTCACGGCTCAGACATCGAGCTTCGCCGGGCCCTGCTGAACACGCTCGTCTCTCAGGCGCCGGCGGGGTACTGATGGCTCGCATCCGCATCCGCCGCGGCCCCGCCCGCAAGCGCGTCGTCCGCGACCCGGTCACGGGCGCGTACACGTTGCGGGTCGAGGACGGCCCGGTCACCGGGCAGGACTCTCCGCCGGACTGGCGCGACCCGCGCACATGGGAGAGCGCCTTCCGCACAGGGCTGTACGGGGCGCAGCTTCTTGGTGAAGTGGGCAGCATCCCGCTGGGCGATGGCCAGATGTCGGCGGAGGACGCCGCTGCTGCTGGGCTCGGTAACAAGGTCTTTGAAGGCAGGAAACCGGGCCCGGAGGCGTTCGCGCCGACCGCCCCTGGCCGCCCCATCATGGCGACGCAGACGACCGCCGCAGAGCGCGAGGCGGCCCGGCAAGCCGCTGTCGCTGCGGACACCGAAATGAAGGCGCGCATCGACGCCGACCGCTACCGGGCGATCATGAGCGCGACCCCACTCATGGCCGGCGCCGATCCTCAACAGCAGATGATGGACGCGCCCCCGCGCTCGGTCGAAGGCGCGCCTCCCCAAACTTCCCCGTCGGTGCCCGCAGCCGCTGTTGCTGAGGTGCCAGCCAGACAGACAACACCGGCGGCACAGGCCGACGCTCCGGGCCCGGTGCTCGCGGGCCCGGCGGGGAAGCCCTCGTTGATCGACCGCGGCATGGAGCTGACCGGGATGGCCGCTCCCGAAGAGAAGCTGCGGGGCATCCAGTCGCGCATCCCTGAGCGCCAGGCTCCGGTTCAGCGGACCCTCGCGACCGGGGCCGCGACGTTCTCGACGCTGCAGCAGCGCATGGCCTACGCGGTCAAGAACGGCGACCCGGAGGCTGCGGCCCAGGTCATGCGCGACTTTGAAATGGGCACCGACGTTCGCCCGATGACGGTCAAGGAGCTCTTCACGGGCGCCCACATCGAGCGGGCCCGCAACAAGCTCCTGTCCATGGTGGGCCGGCAGCCGTCGCTCGCGCAGCAGCAGGCGCAGGAACTGTCCATGCTCAAGGCGGAGGCGGACATCGCCAACGTCGGGGCGAGCACCCGGGCAGCCGGGGCCTTGGCTGCGGGCCGTGCCATTGGCGCTGCGACGGACGAGGCTCGAGCGCCCTCGCTCATCGCTCAGGACAAGGCGCAGGCGCGCCGTTACAAGGCCGACGCCGAATCGGCAGAGCTCGACCGCGACGTGCGGCGCGAGACCAAGGGCGCGAACATCGAGCGGGCAGGCTTTGAGCGAGACCTCGCGCGCGAGCGGGTCATCACAGAGAAGGACCGCCGCAAGACCGAGGCTGCCCAGCGGTCGGCGGCCTACGCGCTCGCCCGCCAGCGTGCCGCGCAGGCTAAGACCATCGACGCCCTTCGCCCGGAGCAGGTCGCTGCCGCGAAGGCCGATGTCAAGAAGCTCGAGGCGTACACCAACAAGCTCATCGACGACGCCAAGACGGGTGCTGCTCGTCGCAAGAAGATGGCAGCCGAGATCAAGAAGATCGGGCGTGGTGGCGGCAAAGAGAAGATCGAGAACAAGCTCGCGGACATGACTCGCGAAGCTGCGCGGGCGCGTCAGGAGGCAAAGGAGGCGCAAGGCATCCTGCTGTCCTCGAACATCAGCAGGGAGGCTGCCGAGACCGTCATCGACGATGCGAACATCAAGGGGCTCTCCCTTGACGACCTGTTCGTGCCCTTGTCTGACCTGGGTCTGGAGACGAACGAGAACGGAGAGTTCATCCTGCCAGAAGGGGTCGAGCCGCAGATCCACGACGGGCAACTCGGCATCTACTCTGGACTCCGCACCTCCGCGACCACCAAGAGCGGGCGCAAGACCACCTACCCGTTCGACGCGGCTCGCATCCGCTCTTTGCAGGGTGGCATCAAGGCCCTTGCCGAGCAGGCGCAGGAGCTTGATGCTGCGGTCATCCAAGCCCGCGCCCGTGTCGGGGCGGGCGGCGGCGGGGCTGACCCGTTCGCTGAACTGCCGCAAGAGACGCCGGAAGAGACGCCGGAAGGCGTGACGCCGCAAGAGTAGCAGCCAGGAGGGCTGGCCATGGCTGAACTCTGGCTGGAATACATCGAGCGCAAAAAGCAAGAGGGCTTCACGGGCGACCAACTCGCCGCCGGGTTTGAGCGGCGGTTTGGCGTTCCTATGTCCTCTATCCCGATGAACACGCCTCTCGACGAGGTCAGTCGCGTGGCTCGAGCAGCCGCCGCGGCCCCGCCCGTGCCTGAGGCGGAGGTCGACCGGCTCCCGCCAATGTCCGAGCCGGTCGGCATGCCTTCGCCGCTGGTCGAGACGGACCCTCGCGAAGACGCCATCGCCACGAGCACCCGGCTGGGCCCGGTCTCCGACGCGATGCTGTACCCCATCGACGTTGCCTCTGCCGTCGCGGGCACCGCATTTGGTGTTGCTCGCGTGGCCCCCGAGATCGTGTTTGGCGTCGGGGGTGATGAAGAGGTGCCGCCGTCGACGCGGATGTTCGTCAACATCATGGACGAGACGCGCGACCTCTACCTCAAGCGTTCCGCCGAGAACCCGGTGCTGGAGAACGCCCGCTTGGGCGCGAAGGACTGGATCGAAGGCGCGGTGACGCTGGGCAGCACGCTGGCCGCCCTGGAGCCCGGCGACCCGTTTGAGAACGGGTCGAATCTCGGCATGGCCTTGGTCACAGGCACGATGGCCCTCCCCGCAATCGGCGCAAGAGCCGTCGGTCAGGGCGAGAGCATGGACGTGCTCAAGGGGCTGCCGTTCGATGTGGCCTCCGTCCTGCTGCCCAAGCTCAAGTCGCCGCGCTTCAAGGGGGCACCCAAGTGGCTCAAGGCAGCGGTCATCGACGCCGACGGCGTCCGCAAGATCGTGCCCGACAAGCAGGCGTGGCAGATCGCCCGCAAGAACTTCATGGACGGGGCCGGCGACGGGTTCGGCTCCAAGCAGAGCCGCGTCATGCGGGACGGCATCATGCGGTCGCGTGAGATGGCGGCCTCCGCGGTGGCCTCCGCGCTGAACTGGTCCGAGCGCAACGCGAACACCATCAAGGCGGTCGGCAACACGGCGGAGTTCGCGGCCATCGCCGCCGGCTTCGACGCCCCCGCCCTGCTGGGCGCGGTACTTGGCTCTGGCTACGGGCTGACCAGCCCGCGCATCAAGCGGGCCCTGCACCTGGCCGACAAAGACCCCATCCTGTTCATGGAGGGCATGCGCGAGCTCGCCGACCGGATGCCTGAGCCGGTCAGACGGCGCGTCGACGACTTCACCATCGAGCAGACGACCCGCTCTGTTCAGGCCCTCTCCCGCCTGCCGACCCGCGTTCGTGGCGCGCTCATCGAGCGGTTTGCCGCGGACAGTCCGTGGGTCACCGCTGCCCTACGAGAGACGATTGACCAGGGCGAGGCGGCGAAGGCCGGCATTGACGTGACCGGCGACCGCATCAGCGGGCTGGGCGACGACCTCTCCGTTGAGGAGAAGTTGGGTGGGCCCTTCGCCACAGCGCGGGATGCCTACGAGTACGCCAAGGCCGACGCGAAGGCGCGCATGCGCTCGGAGAAGGCAATCGAGAGGGCCAGGCGCGAGGCGTTCGCTCGAGCGGACGCTGAGGCAGTCAAGCGGGCCACTGAGGCCGTCGAAAAGCTCGACGAGTCGATGGATATGGGGACGCGCCACGAGCGCATCGCCGCCCTCGCTGACGAGCTCATGCCCGGGCTGCTTGAAGCGGAGATGGCCAAGGTCAAGACTCAGACCGGCGACACCGCCCTGAGCCGGGCGCAGGAGGCGGCCACCGGCGACACCCGGATGACGCGGCAGGCGCGCATCGCCGAGCTGGAGTCGTTCGTCGATATGGCGGAGGGCGCGGCCAAGACCGGGGTGGTCGACCCTGCCGTCTACGCCGCGGCCAAGCGCGAGCTCTCCGACCTCAAGACCAAGCTCAAGGCCAAGGACGACCTCGTCCTCGACTTTGAGCAGCTCATCAACGACCCGGTCGCCGCGGCGGAGATGCAGTCGGCTCTCCACGAGGGGGCCCTCAAGGTCGAACTCGACCTGGTCGACTCCATCCGGCGGGCGGAAATGCTGTCGGGGCGCGTCAACGGCAAGCCCGTCACCGAGCGGTTCAAGATCCGCGAGGCGAAGAAGCCCTTCGACGACGGACGCGAGCGGATGACGATGTCCTTGGCCAAGACCGAGAACGGCTACGCCACGCTCGACGGCGGGTTTGAGATCGCCCGCGTGCCTAACCCGGAGGGCGGCAAGAACAACTGGGCCGTGCGCCGCATCGCCCCCGGGGCGGAGGGCGAGGTCATCTTCACTACCCTGAGCGAGGCCCGGCACGAGCTCGCGAACCTGTTCACGGATCGCGACAGTGCGCTCGCCGGCGTGATGGAGAACCCGTACCCGATCCCCGCCGCAGATGCCGTCGCCGCCGCTGCAGAGGTGGCCCGCTTCTTTGAGCAGCGGCAGAAGATCACCCGCACGGCGGAGTTCCTGAGAGCGTCACGGAAGACGATCTTGGACGCCGCGGAAGAGGGCACCTTGGAGAAGGCGGCGGAGACCAGCGCGGTCGCCGCCAAGTTTCTCGAGTCGGAAGCTGGTCGGCGGTTCCAGACGATGCTCGACGAGGAGGCGGCGAAGCTGCTGCCGGAGAAGTTCTTGGACGCACCGTATGATGTTCAGGAGTTCATCGTTCGGGTGGCTGAACGCGAGGGCGTCCCGTTCGCCCAGAAGTACGCGGAGCACCGGGCGACCACCGCCAAGCGGCGCAGGACGCCACAACAGGTGCTCGACGACCTCTACCGCGAGCTCCGCAGCGAGCGCACCCAAATCTCCCGTCAGATGCGGATGCGGTCGGGGCTGAACAACTTTGAGTGGAGCAAGCTGCTCTACGACCACGAGGCTCTTAGCGAGGGGCTTCGGGCCATCGAGAGCATGGGAGACTTGGGCCTCGAGGCGCTAGATGTACATGTTCGCTCAGCGCGTCGCACGGAGTCGGCGCCGGCGCTGCTCAAGGCCATCAGCGACTTCGAGAGCGCGGTCGGCGAGCGGCCAGAGCTCTCCGACTTCGTGACGGTGGGCGGCGGCCCGCTCGAGCACATCATGCTCGACGCCGAGAACGGCGACATGTCCGTGCTGACGCTCAAGGAGCAGGCAGCGCCCACGGTGCGGCTGATCTCCAAGGCAGCGCCGGAGGTCATGGCCGAGCTTCGCCGGCTGTACGACCTGGCCCCCGGCGAGCGCGGCTTCCACCGCATGGCGTCGGTGGTCCTCGACTCGATGCACCGCGACGGTATGTCGTTGATGCTCTCTGGCGAGGCCCGCACGTCCTTCCTTGGGCATCTGGCCAAGCGCCTGTTCGACCAGGACATGGACAACCTGTCGCTGGGCGAACAGAAGATCATCAACCGCCTGAGCGACAAGATCGCCGAGTACGCTCGCGACATCGCCTACTCCGACCAGCCGTCGAACGCAGAGATCACCATCGCGACGAAGCAGGGCGGGCGGCAGACATTCCAGTTGGCCGACGAGCTTGTGGCCTGGGCGTCGAAGGAGCGCCCGGAGATGAAGGAGTGGCGAGGCCGGGCCATGGGCAAGATCGTCCACGGCATGGCCATCAACGCGCAGTACATCATGAGCGTCCGCTCGGTGCGCGACCACTACCTGCGGGCGATGCGCGGCGCGCTCGTCGAGAGCACGTCTGTGTGGGGCGAGGGCGGACGCTTCACGGGGCCGATGGACATCGACCCCAACAACGTCATCCTCGTGCGAGACGCGGACCTTGCGGCCATCCCTGAGGGCTTCGACAAGCCCATCGTGACCGACAGCCACATCCTGCTCGGCGTCGCTGCGCGCATCGCCCGTGGCGAGCCGGCCCCGCCGCTGCTGCCGCGCGCCGCCCACAACTTCGTCGACGGGCGCCTCGTCGCTGCCCCGCCACGCCCCGTGTCGGAACTGGTCAGCTCGGCGAAGATCGCCATCCGCGAGAACATCGAGTACGCGGAGGCTGCTGTGCGGCGCGACATCGCCGTCGGCGAACTCCCGCCCGACGTGGACTTCGCAACGGCTGTGCAGGACAAGCAGCGCCTGCTGCTCGGTGCGCTCGACCAGATCGAGCGCAAGTACGAGCTCGACCTCAACCGCGAGTTCTCCGACAAGAAGATCCAAGCTGGGCAGAGCCCGGAGGCAGACCTGCAGGAGCTCGTCACGCGGGCCAAGGTCAAGTCCCGTCGGATGGACGAGAACGGCAACCTTGAGCTCGGCAACCAGGGCGGCGCCATGGACGCTCCGCCAGAAGGGATGCTCAAGGCCGCGCAGCACGTCGACTACGCGCGCGTCATGCGCGGGCAGATCGACACCCTGCAGGCGATGACCATGGCGGACAACCTCGTCACGGGCATCGGGCGGCTGGCGCGCGAGAACCAGACCTCGCAGTCGTTCCGTTCGCAGCTCCGCAACCACATTGGTGCGCTGGGCTGGATGTGGATGGCGCGCGGGCAGAACCCGATTCAGGCTGAAGCGCAGTTCGTGACCACCGCCGTCGACCTGTGGAACTGGCGACAGGGAAAGACCATCGACAAGGCCAAGGCCGACATGTTCGACGCCTTGGCCCGGCAGAAGGTGTACGGCTCGAGCCAGCAGACCATCGAGAACCAGAACCGCGTCCTCAAGCTGCTCAAGAAGAACCGCACGGACGATGGCGTGGGCGCTCAGGTCTCCGTGCGGGACCGCGCAGCCGATGTCTACATGGGCTACCGGGAGGCGCTGAACACCGGCTACGTTATGAACGACGAGGTCTTCAAGACCATGGTCGGCATGCAGGCGCTTGAAGAGCTCGTGGGCGATATGGGGCAGATGGAGGTCGGCACCCGTTCGACCTACAAGGCCCGTGGCCGCGACAAGATGGAGGTCCGCAGGCTCGGCATCGACGAGTGGGAGATCCGACAGGGCGACCGGGTGACCAAGGTCGACCGCCCCTCCCACCCCGACGCACTCAACGAGTTGGCCGCCGTCGCCTCAAGGCCGGCCATGGACGCCTTCTTCGACTACTCGGACCTGCCCGGCTTCGCGCAGTACATCCGCCAGCAGACCGCGGCGGGCACGGCGGCGGGCATTATCTCGCCGTTCTTCTCGTGGACGTACCTGGCCATGGCGGGTAACGAGGGGCGCGGCCTGCTCGGCACCTTCTTCGCGCAGACGGGCAGCCTCGAGGGCACCACCACGTCGGCGTCGGTTTTGAAGTCGCGCCGAGACAGGGCCGTCGAACTCGCTGACCGCCGGGCGGCCATCGCCACCATAATGAACACGCAGCGGCGGGCGGAGGACGAGCACCTCGACGAGGCGTACTCGCCGCGCTTCGTCGGCGCGCCTGGCCGCATCGTCCCGACGGCCTTCCAGCCGGTCATCGTCGACGGCAAGCCGCACAAGTCGGTCATCCAGCAGCAGCCCTTCTATGGGGTCGACCTCTTTGAGCCGGCCTTCACCGTCGTCCGCATCGGGCTGGTCAACGCCGCCCGCCTGTTTGGCCCCGACGAGGGAGAGCTCAACCCGGACGATCCGCGGGCCAAGTGGCACTTGCGCGTCAAGTCGGGCGACGTGTCGTCCTTCGACGACCTGCTCGGCCTCGTCTCGGCCAAGGGTGAAATGGTGGCGCAGACCGTCTACCGGTTCAGCGAGAAGATCGCCCGCGGCGAAGACCCCGGGGTAGTCGCGCGAGACATGGGGCGCCAGCTCGTCGGCATGGTGGTGGGCAAGTCGCTTGTCGACGAGGCCAACATCATCATCGGCACCGTCGACCCGCTCAACCCGCTGTCGACCCGGGCCCGCTCCGTGTCGCCAGAGCACGGCGTCGCCGAGAGCTGGCTGACGTGGTCGCTCGGCGAGCTCACCGGCATGCACTGGCGCTACGTCGACACCGTCGAGCAGGGCGAGCGGGTCGTGAACCGCATCGAGCGAGCCATCGAGGCTCAGGTCCGAGACCTTGAGAAGCAGGGCGAGAAGGCGATGAACGCTCAGGACATCGTCGTGCCTGGCAGCCCCAGCGAGACGGAAGCCCTCAGGGAGCAGGGGCGCGTCAAGGAAGAGGCCGCGTTCAAGACGGCAGACGCGATGCAGAAGGGTCTCGACCGCTGGCGCGAGGTCATGGACGAGATCCTTGAAGACTGGGACAAGGCGCGCCCCGCCCCGCCGCCCGGTCAGTGATAGACCGACCCTGCCCCGCCGACTCCAAAGTCGTAGTACCGCTCGCCACCGCTCTTCTTGATGAAGATGCCGCGGTTGGCGAGGGTCTTGTTGACCCGGCGCATCGACCACTTGGCGTTGCCCTCGCGCTTGCACCAGTCATCCCACTCTTCCGACAGCTTGTCCGTCGCCACCCGCGGCGAGGGGTTGGGGAAGCACTGCTCAAGGAACATGCCGACGAGGTCTTCTGAGCGTCGATACTCGTCGGTCGCCTCGCGGACGGACGTGGGTACGACCAGCCCGTCTTCAAACCAGAGCCGGGCGCCGTCCGCGATCCAGCGCAAGATCCCGTCCGCCTCAGCGCGCAACCGCTCCTTGAGTTGCCGGTCGGGCTGCGCGGGCTTGTGGGTGAACGGGATGAGCAGCAGCCGACGCCAGATGCCGCCGCTGTCGTCGGCGATGAGCGGGCGGTGGTTGCCCGACAGGGCCATCTTGGCCTGCATGGTAAACTCAAAGAAGTCCTTGCCCATGTAGCGGGCGCGGATGTTCTCGCCGCCGGTCATGGACTTCAGCTTCACGTCGGGCAGGGCCGCGCCTTGCTTCGTCTCGCCGCACACCGCCAGCCGCACGCCGTAAAACTGCGCGAGCTCGGTCTTGTGCTCTTGGCCTTTCTCGTCGAAGAAGTCAGGCGCGAGGGTGATCGCATAGTCGCCCATGACGTAGCGCAGGGTGTTGAGGAACGTGCCCTTGCCCGCGCCGCCGTCGCCGTGGAAGAAGGCCAGCACCTCTTCGCTGATGTCCGCGGTCGCACAGTAGCCGGCAAACCTCTGCAGGAAGTCCAGCATGTCGAGGTCGCCGCGCATCGCGAAGTTCAGGAACTTGTTCCACGCGGGGCACTCGGCGTCGGCGTCGTAGGACGCCGCGGCGATGGAACTGTGGCGCCCGTGCTTGCTTGGGTGGTGAGGCAGAAGCTCTCCCGTTCGCAGGTTGAGCGTGCCGTTCTGGACGTTGAGTAGGTGGTCCTGCGTGTTGAAGGCGTCAGCCCGCTCGCTCATGTTAGGCTCAGAGGCTGCCAGCCGGAGCATGGCGTTGCGCTTGCCCGCCCCCTCCGACGTGCGCGCCCACTTGCGGGCGGCCTTCTGCGCGTCCTCGCGCTCGTGGATCTTGGCCTCGCCGTGGATGCGTCGCGCGACCTGCTTGGTCATCAGCATGGCCTCGCCCAAGTCGTCGCGCCGCCACACGCCGCTCTTGTAGGCCATCCACCCGATGGTGTTGACGTGGAGGAACAGCCCTTGGGCCGCCTCGGCGAACCGCTCGGCGTTGGCCGAGTCCGTGAAGCCACGCGTCCTAGTCGCCTCAGGGATGCCGTCGTCGGTGTCGAGAAGGGCGCGGCGTACCGCGACAGCCGCGATCTGCGACGGAAGCTCGAGGACGTTCTCCGGCTCGAGCCGGAAGCCGACGTAGTCCTCGTTCTGCCGGGTCGACGGGGGGACGACCAGGTAGCCGCCGGTGCTGGACACCAGCGTCACGCCGGGTGCGAGCTTGACCTCCTTGACCTCCACCGTCGGCAGGCCGACCTGACGCGCGAGCGCCCGCGACCGCCAGTTGAACAGCAGGCTCGAGCAGCCGCTCGGGTCCACGATGCAGGCCGGGTCGCCCGGGTTGTGCTCCGCCCGGAACTCCTGCCACCACTGGTCGCCCCGCCCCTTCTCGATCTGAATGGCGACCACGTCGGGCGGCAGAGCCATGCCCCAGTTGTGATCAGCGCCCGTGTCCACGTCGATGTCATCGCTCTTCCAGTCGACGCTCCGCCGGGTTGCGATGCCGTTCTTCCTCAGGGGGAAGAACCGGTAGCCCTCGTCCTGCCATGCTTTGTGATCCATCTTCTCTTGCTCCGTTGTCTCACCCTCGGCATGCTTCGCGCAGAACCGGAGGGTCATATGGATGTCAACACCCGACTACGAGCCAGCAACCCCGTCTACACGGGTGAGTCGGACATCGTTGAACTCGCACCAAACTCGGTGCCGGGGACGGCTGAGGATCTGCTCGCTGAGGTTTCGGCCAATGGCGCGAGCATCAGCGACCTGGTCGGTCTTGAGATCCACAACACAGCCTTGGTCACCATGTACCTCCGCACCGCGACTTTGGGAGCGGCCACGTCCGGGGCGGGCATCCCCATCCCCCCGGGCATGAGTTACTACGTCCCGCTCCACTCCGGGGGCATCAACCACCCACTGCTCTACGAACTCGGCGGCGCGGTCGACGCCCACGTCACCACCTTCTACGGGCGCTAGGGCACGAACCACGAGCCGCGAATGGCCTGCAGGGCCGCAGTGACTGCAGCCACACCAGCAACGCCGATGTCCTGCGGTGAGACGATGGCGCGGGCAATCTTCCCGTCGATGCCATCCGCACCAGCAGTGTCTTGGGCGCCAAGTCGCAGCCGCAGCGTGCTCTGGAACGTGTTGCCGATGTTGCTCGTCTCGCTGTTCCCTGTGCCCGACTCCTCAACACCCTCAACCCACAAGCGCACCTGATCCTGCGTCGGGGTTCCCGCGCTGATGTCGAACAACCCGACGCCGATCATGTTGGCCGGGTCGGTGTCGTTGTCTCGCTCAAAGTAGAACACTGATGCGCCTGCCGTGTAGACAAGGCCGGTTACCTTGTTGTCGACACGGTACACCCCAAGCCCGCGGCCAGCGGTGTCGCCGATAGAGCCTGTGCCGGCAGCGAGGGAGAACCCTCTGGCAACACCGGAAACCACCGCGCTGCTGCTTGAGGCGATCATCGTCGCGACATCGTATGTGGACCAGTCGATCATCGCGGGCGTCTCGAGCAGTTCTCCGCTCGCCGCGAAGTAGACCGCAGGCTCGGGCATGTCGCTCGTCGGCACACGGAACTCGGGCGTGCCGGTGGCGGTCGCCGTCAGTCCGCCGCGGCGGGCGACCCACGAGCTCACCGTGTCGCCGTTGGCGTGGGCAAACCGCAGGTCGGCGGCGTCGAAGTCGATGGCGCGGCTGTGGTCGACGACCTCGTCGATGAGGGCGTTGCAGTATGCGCGCAGCCGCTCGGGGTTACCGGAGGGGAAGCGTGGTCGAAGGTGGGTCAGGCGGGTCATCGTCGGCGTCCTCCAAACAGGTCGAGGTTCAGATCGGGCTCGTCGCTTCGAGGTTGCACCACCCGCTTGCGCTTGGGAAACGACTGGCGCTCCGCCTTGGGAGTCGAGAAGTTGACCCACCCGTTGCGGTACATGCACCAGCGCAGGCTGTAGTCCCAAGGCGGGTGCTCCATCTGCCACGGCTCGATGTTCAGGTGGTCCCGGGGGTCTTGAATGGTGAACCCGTCGGGGTGGACGGGCAGTTGGTCGTGCGGCGGAGTGAACTTGCGCTTCATCGCAGCCACTCCGGGGTGGGCTCGACGAGCGTGGCCTGCATGTCGCGGAACTGCTCAGTGTTGAGGGGGACGCCGCTCATGCGGGCCTTGAACTCTTTGGGGGTCATGTTGTCCCCTCTCAGGTAGCGCGCACGACCACAGTCGGTCGGCGCAGGTTTTCGGCCAGCGTTTCGGCCAGTTTCGGCCAGTTTCGGCCACCCCAACACACAAAGCACGTCGTGATCATGCCTGATCCGTGCTGCTGACCGTCGCTGCCGACAAAGCGCAGGCGTCCGAGCGTCTGCACCACCTCGGCAGCGGGCCAGACGTGGCGGTGCCACGCTCGCGTCTCGGGGCGCATCGGCACCAGGGCGATCACGCTACGCCCGCGCCGGTGCTCGGCGGCGCATCGGGCAAGCCATGCGCTCGTGTCGCTGTACGGCGGATTGACAAACGCGGGCCAGTCGTGCGGATCGCCCCACGAGTCGCGCAGCCCATCGCCGCCCTGGCGCGTGTCGAGCTTCCGGTCAGCAGTCACGGGCGAGCCGGGCGCGTGGCACGGGTCAATGATTCGGGCGCCGAGAGTCGCGCGCACCGCGTCCCACACGTCAGGCGGTGTGTACCACTCGTCGCCGCTGCCGTCGTGGCTGTCGCCGCTCGGCGCGGCGGGCGCGAGGCCGGGCAGGTAGCTCATGGCCGACCCCGTCGAGCGATGGCGTCGCGCCGGTCGGTCGCCGCGCGGATCGCGTCGGTCAGATCCCACCGCAGCACCCGGCACCACGCGATCATCGCGTCGATCCGGGGGTATCGGTGGCCCGTCTCCCACGCCAGGATGGCGGCGGGCGTCTCGTGGCCCATGTACTTCGCCACGCGCTCGCGGGTCAGCGACATGTCGCGCCGTCGCTGGGTCAGCACGCGGATCAGATCCTCCGCTAGCAAGCTGTCCCGCGCGTCGGTCGGTCTATTTAGGATCGCTGTGATCATCGTCTCCCCCTCGTGTAGTAGCGCCCGCCCGGGGCCGTGTCAGGTGTCAGCCGGCGACGCGGACACCGGGCGGGCTGCACCTACCCAGCGCCCGCGCTCGACGGGTTGGGTGTGGTGGTCTGGTGGTCATCGCATCCTCGCGAGCACAGCGAGCGCGTAAGGCCGCCCGTGTTGCGGGTCGCGCAGCGCCCGATTGCCTGTCGCGTAAGCTCTCAGCGCGCAGGTCAGGTCGCCCCGGCACCGTCGCCGCCAGCGCCGCAGGATGCGGACGCCCTCGAGCCTGTTGACGGCGGGGATGTGCAGCGCCCACGCGGGGAACCGCGAGTAGCGCCGGGCGACTTGCATCAGCCCCGAGCAGCAGGCGTTGCGCGCCATTGTGCTACCCCGGCTCTCGACGTGGACGATGGCCGGCACGAGACCGCGCGGCAGGTCCGGGGTCGGCGGCGTCCAGTGCCAGGCGAGGGCGAGCAGGAGGAGGGTGGTGGTCATCGCTCACCCCCGATGGCGACGAGGGCTTGGGCGAGGGCTTCACCGAACGTCCCGGCCATCTGCGGCCAGATGCCGCGACCGTTCACGGCCACGAAGTCGACCTTATGCGTCACGACCACGCCCTCCGCGCGCTCCCGCAGCAACGCCAGCAGGCACCCCACGGTCGCGGGGTCGTTGAGGTCGAGCAGTGGCGGCGTCTCGTCCCAGTTCGCGCGCTCGAAGGTGAAGGCGCGGGGATGCGCGCTCTCGTACCGATCGACCGCGGCGGTGACGAGACTGCGCCGCACGCTCACGAGACGCATCCACACCACGACCTCGCCCTCGTCGTTCTGCATCCCGGCCAGCATCCCCGGCATCCACCGAAACGCGGGCGACCTCACCAGTTCCTTGCTCAGTTCCGTGTTCATCGTCCTGCCCTCCGCCACTCCCGCAGGGTCTGCTCGGCGCGCTCCTCAGCCTTGAGCTGGGACTGCTCGGTGCCGCCATCGTCGACGCCGAGCTTCTTGTCGACGACCTGCCAACCCCACCACCCGGGGGAGTCGTCTCGCCGGCGGACCTCTGCCTCAAACCGGCTGCCGGGGTAGACCGACAGACCGTCAATGCGTCGCCACTTCATGCCACCCTCCCGTTGGCCATCTGCTGCAGAACCATCGTGTGACGACCAGGCAGGAGCCAGCGACCATCGCCGGCCCACAGAACCTCGACGCCGCACCGCTCACAGGGCGCAGCCGCCTTGCCGACCACGAGTTCGTCGGCGTCGAACGACGCCACCGCTTCCTCGCAGGGCATGTGCTCGCAGTCGAGCACGAACTGTGCGGCCAGCCGCTTCTGCCGGTTCTCTTCCTCCGCCGCTCGCTTCGCCATGATGGCCGCGCGGCTGCGCTTCTTACGCTTGCCCATGCCAGTGCTCCTTCCATGTGTGCTCGGCCACTTCCAAGCACTCGTTGACATCCATGTAGACCAGCTCGGCCCTCGACCTGCCGCAGAGCAGAATGGCGAGTTCGTTGGCGGGCAGGCCCGCCTGCCTCAGGGCGTGGAGATACCAGCCCGTCTGCCCCTTCCACTTCTCGTTGATGCGACTTCTGGAGTCCTGGCCAAAGAACCCCATGTCGGTCTTCACGTCGACGAGCAGCCCCTCGTCGGGCAGGAACAGGTCGGCCAGCCCCTTGCCCCAGCCGCCCCACGCCTCCGCAACGAGCGCAAGCTCGGCGTGCCAAAGCCCTGGCGCTTGGCTGATCAAGCCGCGACCGTGCTTGGCCATCGCCCGCGCCTCGTCGGCGATCTTCTGCGGGATGAAGGTCACGCCACCGGAAGTGGTCGCCTCCTGCAGGCCATCCATGACCGAGAAGTCCGCGGCTACCGTGTGCGGCTCGAGGATAAGCGCATGCGCCATCCGGCCACGGGCCGACGTGTTGGCGTCGATGTCGGCTGGCCCGGTGATGCCAGACCAGCTCGGCAGATCGATGCCTCGATACTTGGACCACGAGACCTTGAACGCCTCGCCTGTCCACCCACGGCTGATGACGGTCATGGTGCGTGAACCTCAGTGACGACCCGCTTGTCGTCGAAGTCGAGCCCGTAGCCGGCGGCGAGCAGGTCGGCGAAGAGCTCGTCGGCGTTGTGGCACACGGCGAATACGCCGCCCTGCCCGGTGACGATCTCGCCGAACGTCGCCTGCCCCGTTGTCAGCCGCCCCGTCGGGCTCTTGAACTCAAGGCCCAGGTAGCGCCCGTCGGGCAGGATGCCGCCGTAGTCGCTGATGCCGGGCATGCCGACCCGGACGTAGCGAAGCTGGCCGGTCGCCCGCTTGCTCTCAACGAATGACACCGGGTTGCCGCCGTGCCGCCGGAACTCGACGAGCAGCCGGGTCAACTGCTCTTCCGAGACGAGGAACCCAGCCCCTGAGCTCTGCCGCCACAGCGTCAGACCTCGGGCCCTGCCGAGCCCCCGGTTCCGCAAGGTGTCCCTGATGACATCGCTCTCTCGCATCCGCTTGCTCATACGCTCCATCCTTCCTGTCGTAGTTGTTCCAGCCCTCGATTCCTCATGATCTCCCGGTACTTGATGTACGCCCATCGCACGTCTCGGTGCCGGGCCGCCGCCTCCCGAACAAGTTTGTGCTTGAGGTCGTGGTCCTCGACCCTGGGGATCGGCGGGGTCGCGGCGATCTCCACCACCCGCGCGCCCTTCTGGACCCACTTCGTCTTTGGCCCCGGAGGGGCCGGCAGCTTGTGCCCGCAGCGCGAGCAAGACTCCGGGCGGGGCGGAGTCGGCAGCCACGCCCAGCACTTCTCACAGAGCACCATGTCTGCGCTTGCCGGCTTGGGCTTGGGCTGGCTGCCGCCGGCAATCGCCTTGGCTTCCTCAAGGTCGAACCGCGGCCTGCGCGTCAGGTCGCCGAGCCGGGCGATGGTGTCGCCCAAGTCGTAGAACACCGCGTCGGCCATGCCCGACGGTCGCATGACTCGGCCAAGGGCTTGGCAGGCCACGCGCATGCTCCGCACCTTCCGCGCGAACACCGCCAACGACAGGTCGGGGATGTCGACCCCCTCGATCAACAGGTCGGCGCAGGTCACGGCCTGAAACCAGCCGTCGCGCAGCATATCAAGCGTCTCCTTCCGGCCCTTGCTCTTGCCTGACAGGCTCACAGCGGGGATGCCCGCCAAGTTCAGGTCGCGCGCGATGGCGGCGCTCTGCTCGACCGTCGCGCAGAACACGACGCCGCGGCGCTCTGGCCAATGCGACTTCCACGCCTCGGCAATCTGCCCGACGAGCTGGCGGCCTTGGTACACCTTCGCCACCGCGCTCTTCTTGTACTCGCCGTGCGCCAAGGGGATCTGGTCGGAGCCGTCGGGAATCTGCCCTTGGTAGTAGCGCACCTCCCGCACGAGGTAGCCCTGCTCCATCAGGTCGCGGGTTGTCACCGGCTCGACGGCACGGTGAACGAGCGGGGCGATGCTGCGAGCGTCTGCCCGTTCAGGCGTCGCAGTCAGCAGCAGCAGTTGTGCGGACCGGGCGGCTTCGATCTGCTTGATGTAGCTCGGCGCCGCGGCCCGGTGGGCCTCGTCGATGATCAACAGGTGATCGTCGACGAGGTGATCCCACCGGGCCTGCACGGTGTCCACACGGATGCAGACTTCGCCGGGCACACTCTTGCTGTCCCCTACCAGCAGGCCGGCGGCCTTCGCCGTCTCGGTGAGCTGGTCGACCAGGTCGCGCGTGTGAACCATGCACGACGTGTGGAGTTGGCAACTCCGAACGACCTGCATGGTCGTCCACGACTTGCCACCGCCGGTCGGCAGGATGCCGAGCACGGACTCGCCGTCGCTCAGGGCTGCCACCACGTCGTCGTGGAACTCCTGCTGGTAGGGGCGCAGCTTCATCGCCAGGAATCCTCCAGATGCACCATGCCGTGCGTCACGAGGTGGATGTGATGCCGGGTGTCGAAGCCGGGACGCTGTCGCCCCGACGCCCACCGGCTGACAGACGCCGGGTCAGCTCCGAGCAGGGCGGCGAGCCAGTCCCGCCGCCGCCCTGTCCACTCAAGCCACTCGGCCAGAGTCATCGTGCGGCTCTGCATCATCCCTCCCCGCCGAACGCATCGTCGTCGCCGTAGCCGCGGTTGCCGCCGCGACGACCACCACGACCGCCACCGTTGCCGCGACCGCCGCCGCCGCCGCGACCACCACGACCGCCGCCGCCCGCGTTGCCCTCGTCGCCCTTGGGCCACTCGACGATCTCGATCTCGTCGGCGATGACATCGACCGAGACGACCTCCGCGTCCTTCTTCTGGCTGTAGGTA